TCCACCCTGTCTTTAGATGCAAAAAGGGTTAACACCTCAACAAAAGAGTACAATGACTTGGCGATGGTCAGCTCTTATTATATATCTACTAATATGTTTTTATGACTTTATGTTCGTACCTATTTGGTACGGAATTAATCGCCCAGATATATCTGACTTTATGACTATAATAAACTCAACAACAGAACCAATGGTACAGATGGAACTAATGAAAAAACTAACAGGGCAACACAATCCGTTTACTTTAATGGGTGGTGGCTTATTTCATTTAGCATTTGGGGCAATACTAACAGGATCTGCATTTGCAGGAAAAGGACAATAACATGGCTAAAGGTGTAAAACATTATTTAAAGAATGGAACAGAGTACAATGGGGCTACTCATAAAATGCCAGATGGTTCTTTACACACAGGTAAAACGCATATTAAAAGTTCTAAAGTTTTGTTTCACTTTAAAGATCTTTCAAAAGCAGCAAAAGAAAAAGTTAAAAGTTCCAAGATACCTAGCAGGAAGAAAAAGAAATAATGACACGAGTATTAACTGATAATCAAACTAAATTCTTAGAAGTCTTGTTTGATGAAGCTGGTGGTAATCATGCTTTAGCAAAAAAACTTGCAGGGTATAGTGACAGCACTTCTACTAAAGCTGTAAGAGATTCTTTAAAAGATGAGATAATGAGTGCAACAACTGAGTACTTAGTTCAGATAGCACCTAAAGCTGCAGTAGCTATGGCTAAAGCGTTAGATGATCCTACTGAGTTAGGTATACGAGACAAGATGGCAGCAGCTAAAGATCTATTAGATAGAGGTGGCTTCGGTAAAGTAGAACGTGTAGACGTTAACTCATCTAGTGGTGGTGTATTTATTTTGCCAGCTAAAGAAGGTACAAACGAATAAAACATGAAGACTTAGGGTATTGGGAATTACCTAAACCTAAAAGAGGAAAAGAAAAAGAATGGCACACTATTGCCAGACTATCTCTTACTACTGTACCCTTCGGGTATAAAGTTAATGAAGATAACGACAGGTTGTTAGAACCTATACGAGATGAACTAGAAGCTTTAGAAGTAGCTAAAAAACATTTACTGCAATACAGTTATAGAGAAGTAGCGCAGTGGTTAACTCGACAAACTGGTAGAAGCCTATCCCATACGGGATTAAAGAAAAGAATTGACATTGAGCGAAAACGTAAAAAAACAATTACTATTAAACGTAAGCTTGCCCAACGACTTGCCCAAACGCTCCAAGAAATCGAGAACCTCGAAACGCAAAAAGTTGGAACTTACTCCACCTAAAGAAAAAGTTGACGCTGTACCTGCTCAATCTGTAGCACCAGCATATGACGTACAAGAAGCTCAGGATGTAGTCTTTAAACCTAATGAAGGACCACAGACAGACTTCTTGTCTTCGTCTGAAAGAGAAGTACTTTACGGTGGGGCAGCAGGTGGCGGTAAATCTTACGCTATGTTAGCTGATCCACTACACGGATTAAACAACGCTAACTTCAGTGGATTGCTAGTACGACACACTACCGAAGAACTACGAGAACTAATACAGAAAAGCCAAGAGTTATATCCTCGTGCTATACCGGGTATTAAATGGTCAGAACGAAAGAGCCAATGGATTTCACCTAGAGGTGGTAGACTTTGGATGTCATACCTAGATAAAGATATGGATGTTACACGCTACCAAGGACAGGCGTTTAACTGGATAGGTTTTGACGAGTTAACACAGTGGAGTTCTCCTTACGCTTGGGACTACATGAGATCTAGATTACGTAGTGCATACGCTAAAGACTTAGGTCTGTATATGAGAGCTACAACAAATCCCGGAGGTGCAGGACATCAATGGGTTAAGAAAATGTTTATTGACCCTTCTCCTTCAAGAGAACCATTCTGGGCTACTAATATTGAAACAGGCGACACTATTACATTTCCTAAAGGTCACACTAGAGAAGGTGAACCTTTGTTTAAACGTAGGTTTATACCTGCAAGTTTATTTGACAATCCTTATCTTGCTGAAGGTGGCGACTATGAAGCAATGCTTTTATCATTACCTGAACATCAAAGAAAACAATTACTAGATGGTAACTGGGATGTTAATGAAGGTGCAGCGTTTCCTGAGTTTAATAGAAAGATACATGTAGTTGATCCATTTAAGATACCTCAAAGTTGGTCTAGATTTAGAGCTTGCGACTACGGATACGGAAGCCACACAGGTGTACTTTGGATTGCAGTATCTCCTAGTGATCAACTAATTGTATACAGAGAATTATATTGTTCTAAAGTTACAGCCACTGACCTAGCTGATATGATAATAGATGCTGAACAAGAAGATGGAACAATCCGGTACGGTGTCTTAGATAGCTCCCTTTGGCATAAGAGAGGTGATACAGGTCCAAGCCTAGCAGAGCAGATGAATATGAAGGGTTGCCGTTGGCGACCTTCGGATCGCTCTAAAGGCTCACGAGTGGCAGGTAAGAACGAGCTACATAGACGCCTGCAGGTAGATGAGTTTACAGACGAACCTCGCCTTGTATTCATGTCTACCTGTATTAATACAATATCGCAATTACCTGCGTTACCGCTAGATAAAAATAACTCAGAGGATGTAGATACTAAATCAGAAGATCACTTGTATGACGCTTTACGATATGGTATAATGACAAGACCTCGTAGTTCAATATGGGACTTTAACCCAGCAACACACCGATCAGGCTTTCAAGCTTCTGATCCTACATTTGGATACTAACACTTATGGCAGATGAAAACAACTTTATGGAAACTGATGCATCTTCTTCTCTAGAGGATATTAAAGATACAGATAACTCAGATGATCCTGAATCAGGTAGTATAGTTCAATTAGTTGAACAACGATTTAAAAAAGCTGAAGATGCTAGATATGTAGATGAACAAAGATGGATGAGTGCATACCGAAACTATAGAGGTCTATACTCTGCAGATGTAAAATTTACTGAGGCTGAAAGATCTAGAGTGTTTGTTAAAGTTACTAAGACTAAAACTCTTGCAGCATACGGACAAATTGTTGATGTGTTATTTGGTAATAGTAATTTTCCACTGTCAGTAAACCCTAGTCGTTTACCTGAAGGTGTAGCTGAAACAGTTTCTTTTGAAACAGATCCTCAAGGACAAAAAATAACTGAGCAGTCACAGGCAGCATTTGCTAAAGATGATCCTGTAAAACGTAAACCTTTATTTAGTCCTGATAATAAATTAGAACCCGGTGATACTTTAGATAGTCTTAGAGAAAGACTAGGACCACTAGAAACTAGACTAGATACAGTTGCAGATTTACTAATAGAAAATAAAGCAGTTTCTGCAAGTGGTGTTACATTTCATCCTGCAATGGTTGCAGCTAAAAAGATGGAAAAGAAAATACATGACCAACTAGAAGAATCTAATGCTAATAAACAATTACGTTTAGCTGCATTTGAATTAGCTTTATTTGGTACAGGTATTATGAAAGGTCCATTAGCAATAAATAAAGAGTATCCTAATTGGGATGACGAAGGTAATTATGAACCTGTTGTTAAGACTGTGCCATCTACTAACTACGTTTCAGTGTGGAACTTTTATCCTGACCCTGATGCTGCTAACATGGATGAGGCAGAGTACTGTTTAGAAAGACACAAGATGTCTCGCTCACAAATGAGAGCATTAAAGAAACGACCCTTCTTTAGATCTAACGCTATTAACAACGCTATTGAGTTAGGCGAGTCCTACGAAAAGAAATGGTGGGAACAAGAGATGGAAGATGACGCACAGCAAAGTTCTGCAGAGCGTTATAATGTACAAGAGTTTTGGGGCTACGTTGACACAGACGTATTAAAAGATCACGATATAGATGTACCTAAAGAATTAAAAGATCACGATGAAGTAAGTGTAAACATCTGGATATGTAATGGACAAGTACTACGTTTAGTTATGAATCCATTTAAACCTGCAGTAATACCTTACTACGCTGTACCTTACGAGATAAACCCTTACTCATTTTTTGGAGTAGGT